GTCCTATATATATTACTGGTACTCATTACATGTACTTGCAATGGTCAAAAATTGACGTCGGAGCACCTGACTTTAGAGAAGCAAATAGATTATTCTTTATATTTTGGGAAGCATGCAAAGCAGATAATAGATGTTACGGGATGTGCTATCTTAAAAACAGACGATCTGGATTTTCATTTATGTCCTCGGCCGAACTTGTTAACCAGGCGACAATTTCTAGCGACTCCAGATTCGGTATACTCTCTAAATCTGGAGCAGATGCTAAAAAAATGTTCACAGACAAAGTTGTACCAATATCCGTTAACTATCCGTTTTTCTTCAAACCGATCCAGGATGGTATGGATCGTCCTAAAACAGAACTGGCGTATAGGGTTCCAGCTTCCAAACTTACTAGAAGAAAGCTTGAAAATAATGAACAATTAAGAGAGCTTGACGGGCTTGATACAACTATTGATTGGAAAAATACTGGTGATAACTCTTATGACGGTGAAAAGCTAAAGCTATTAGCTCATGATGAAAGTGGTAAGTGGGAAAGACCTGACAATATATTAAATAATTGGAGGGTTACAAAAACTACATTAAGACTAGGATCAAGAATCGTAGGTAAATGTATGATGGGCTCAACATCAAACTCTTTAGATAAAGGTGGAAACAACTTCAAAAAGTTATACTATAATTCAGACGTTACAAAACGAAATCGTAACGGACAAACTTCTTCTGGACTCTATTCTCTGTTCATCCCTATGGAGTGGAACTACGAAGGATTCATGGATACTTACGGATCACCTGTTTTCATTAGAAAAGAAAATCCAGTCAAAGGAGTCGACGGTTTTGAAATTACAACAGGCGTTATCGAACACTGGCAAAACGAAGTTGAAGGTTTAAAAAATGATCAAGACAGCTTAAACGAATACTATAGGCAATTTCCAAGAACAGAACAACATGCTTTTAGAGATGAGTCTAAACAAAGTTTATTTAATCTAACTAGAATATATCAACAAATAGATTATAACGCAGAGTTTAATAATGAAACTAGTGTTACTAGAGGTAAGTTTATATGGAGAGGCGGGATTAAAGATACTAGTGTACAGTTTGTACCAGATAAAGATGGTAGGTTTTTAATATCTTGGGTACCTCCGTTGAATTTACAAAACAGAATAATATTAAAAAATGGTGTTAAATATCCTGCTAATGAACACATTGGAGCTTTTGGCTGTGATAGTTACGACATTAGCGGTACTGTTGATGGTAAAGGTTCTAATGGAGCACTACATGGATTAACTAAGTTTTCTATGGAAGACGCACCGCCTAATCATTTTTTTCTAGAATATATAGCTAGACCTCAAACAGCAGAAATATTCTTTGAAGATGTTTTGATGGCTTTAATATTTTATGGCATGCCTTTGCTTTGCGAAAATAACAAACCTAGATTACTTTATTATTTAAAGCGTAGAGGTTACAGAGGTTTTTCAATGAATCGTCCTGATAAAATTTGGAACAAGCTTTCTACAACAGAAAAAGAAATAGGTGGTATACCTAATTCAAGTGAAGACATTAAGCAAGCACATGCTGCAGCAATAGAATCTTATGTAGAAGAATACGTAGGATTAAACAACGAAGAATATGGTGACATGTATCTTCAAAAAACATTAGAAGATTGGGCTATATTTAATATAAATAATAGAACTAAGCACGATGCTACTATAAGCTCTGGTTTAGCTATTATGGCTTGTAATAAAAATAGATACAAACCTATACCTGATTTAAAAAGAAAACCTGTTTATCTTGGTATAAAAAGATATGACAATAAAGGTAGTATTTCAAAAATTATAAAATAAATATGGCACAAATTTATACTAGTAATAACAGTTCATTTCCAAATCAAGTTGTTCCAGATGCAGAAAAAGCAACCGAAGAATACGGACTAGCAGTAGGAAGAGCAATAGAAGGAGAGTGGTTTAGAAACTATAGAGGAGGAGCTGGTATGTCTGGTTATGCTGTTAATTATCAAAATTACCACAACTTAAGATTATATGCTAGAGGTGAACAACCTGTTCAAAAGTATAAAGATGAATTAGCTATTGATGGAGATTTATCTTATCTTAATTTAGACTGGAAGCCAGTGCCAGTATTATCTAAGTTTGTTGATATAGTTGTAAATGGAATAACAGATAGAAGTTATGAAATAAACGCTTTTGCACAAGATCCAGTTTGCTCTAGACAAAGAACTGAATACGCGAGAGGTTTAATGACAGACATAGTAGCTAAAGATTTTTTAACAGAAGCTAAAGCTGTATTAGGAGTTAATGGTTTTAATTCACAAGATCCTGATTCAGCTCCTCAGGATAAAGAAGAATTAGCTGTTCATTTACAAATGGACTTTAAACAAAGTGTTGAAGTAGCAGAAGAAGAAGTTATAAATCAAGTTTTAGAATATAATAAATATGATTTAACAAGACAAAGAATAGCTTACGATTTAACAGTGTTAGGTATTGGTGCTGTTAAAACTAGATGGGACAGAGCTAGAGGCGTTGTAGTAGAGTATGTAGATCCTGCTAGATTAGTTTATTCTTATACAGAAGACCCTAACTTTGAAGATATATACTATGTTGGAGAAGTTAAGTCTATTTCTTTACAAGATTTAAAAACACAATTTCCAGGTCTTACTGATGAAGAAATGGAAACTATACAAAAGTATCCAGGTAATGCGGAATATTTAAGAAACTGGAGTGGAAGGTCTGATGATCTTACTGTTCAAGTTTTGTATTTTGAGTATAAAACTTATTCAGATCAAGTATTTAAAATTAAAACAAATGCTTATGGTCTTGAAAAAGCTTTGGAAAAACCAGATACTTTTAATCCAGATCCTAATGATAATTTTCAAAGAGTTTCTAGAACTATAGAAACTTTATATTCTGGAGCTAAAATACTAGGACATCCTATGATGTTACAGTGGAAGTTAGCAGAAAATATGACTAGACCTGTTTCAGATACTACTAGAGTTTATATGAATTATGCTATATGTGCACCTAGGATGTATAAAGGTAGAATAGAATCTTTAGTATCAAGAGTCACTGGTTTTGCTGACATGATACAATTAACACATTTAAAAATACAACAAGTGTTATCTAGAGTTGTGCCTGATGGTGTTTTCCTAGACGTAGATGGACTAGCTGAAGTTGATTTAGGAAATGGAACTAATTATAATCCTAGAGAAGCTCTTAACATGTATTTTCAAACAGGTAGTATTGTAGGTAGGTCTAATACTCAGGACGGTGATCTAAATAGAGGTAAAATACCTATACAAGAATTACAAACAGGATCGGGTGGTTCTAAAATACAAAGCTTAATACAAACTTATCAGTATTACTTACAGATGATAAGAGATGTAACCGGGCTAAACGAAGCTAGAGATGGTTCTCTTCCAGACAAATCTTCGTTAGTAGGTCTACAAAAGTTAGCGGCTGCTAATTCAAATGTAGCTACAAGACATATACTTCAAGGTCAATTGTTTTTAACTCTAAGAGCTTGTGAAAATATATCATTAAGAGTAGCTGATTCTTTAAAGTTTCCTCTAACTAGAAATTCATTACAAAATAGTATATCCCAGTATAATGTAGGTACTTTAGACGAACTTGCTAGTTTAAATATTCATGATTTTGGTATATTCTTAAATTTAGAACCCGACGAAGAAGAAAAAGCTAAACTAGAAGAAAACATACAAGTAGCTTTAAAATCAGGTCAAATATTTTTAGAAGATGCTATAGATATTAGAGAAGTTAAGAATATACAACTAGCTAATCAATTTTTAAAGTATAGAAGAAAGAAAAAACAAGAAGCAGATCAAAAAGCTCAACAAGCTAATATTCAAGCTCAAGCTCAGGCTAATCAACAAACCGCAGAAAAAGCCGCAATGGCGGAGGTTCAAAAACAACAAGCATTAGCGGAAACAACTTTACAAATAGAGCAAGGTAAATCTCAATTTGAAATACAAAGAATGCAAACAGAGGCTCAAATAAAAAGAGAGTTAATGGAGTATGAGTTTGGATATAATGTTCAACTTGAAAAATTAAAAGTAGATAGAGAAAAACAAAGAGAAGAATTTATAGAAGATCGTAAAGATAAAAGAACTAGAATATCAGGTACTCAGCAAAGTGAAATGATTAGTCAACGTAAAAATGATAGTGGACCAACTAACTTTACTGAAACTGAAAATCCTGAAGGCCTAGATTTAAGCGCATTTAACATGTCTTAAATATTATTAATTATTATATTATATTATGTCAGAAACAATTCAAGATAAAAAGGCAGAGCCTTTAAAAATTAAAAAACCAAAAAAGCTAATTAACAAAGTTACTAAAGATATTAAAGTAGATTTAACTAAAAAACCAGAAGACAAAAAAGATGTTATTGAAGATAAAAAACCAGTTGAAAAGGTTGAAGTTGTCAATACTGAAAAACCTAAAGTTAGCGAAGAAAAACCTAATGAAAACGAAAGTTCTGAAACGCCCGTATTAGAATCACCTATAAAAGAAATAGAAAGAGTAGAAGAAAAAATAATTACTCCAGAGCCAGTTGTAGAAACAAAGCCTGAAGTTGTTATGCCTGAAAATATAAATAAATTAGTTTCTTTTATGAAAGAAACAGGTGGCACTATAGAAGATTACACTAGGTTAAATAGAGATTATTCTCAGTTAGATGAAAATTCTTTATTAAGAGAATATTATAAAAATACTAAACCGCATCTAGATCATGAGGAAATATCTTTTATAATGGAAGATAATTTTACTTATGACGAGGAAGCGGATGAAGAGCGAGATATAAAGAAAAAGAAACTTGCCTTCAAAGAAGAAATTGCAAAAGCCAAAAGCTTTTTGAAAGAAACAAAAGAGAAATATTACGACGAAATCAAGTTGAGGCCAGGCGTAACTCAAGATCAACAAAAAGCAATGGATTTTTTCAATAGACACAACAAAGAACAAGAGAAAGTTAAACGTATTCGCGATAACTTTGAAGCAAATACTAAAGAGTTGCTAAACGAAAATTTTGAAGGTTTCGATTTTAATGTTGGCGAAAAAACTTTTAGATATAATGTTTCAAACCCTAGCGAAGTCGTTGAAAAACAATCAAGCTTAAGTACATTTGTTAAGAAGTTCTTAAACAAAGAGGGTGAGATTAGTGATACTGCAGGCTATCATAAAGCTGTTTACGCAGCTAGAAACGCCGACACTATAGCGCAACATTTTTATGAGCAAGGCAAAGCTGACGCTGTTAAAGATGTAGTGGCTAAATCTAACAATATAAACGCAGAGCCAAGGACTAATCCTACAGGTGATGTATTTATTGGTGGATTAAAAGTGAGAGCAATAAATGGAGTTGATAGTTCTAAGTTGAAATTTAAAACAAAAAAAAAGAACAATTAATAAAAACTAAAAACATATAATTATGGCTTTTAATGTAGGCGGAAGTTTTCCGGCATCAATTGTCCCAGCTCAAAATAGACTAGCTTTAAACACTAACTATTTAGACTTCACAGGTAATGCTGCGGGCGGAGATCCAGTAAACAACTTCGCACAACAATATCTACCTGAGCTTTACGAAGCTGAGATAGAAAGATATGGAAACAGAACAATTTCTGGTTTCTTAAGAATGGTAGGCGCTGAAATGCCTATGACATCGGATCAAGTAATATGGTCTGAACAAAATAGATTACACGTAGCATATAAAGATTCTACTGTTTCTGCTCCAGGTGGTTTAGCTGACGCTGATATTAGGTTAACACTTAATTTAGCTACTGCTCAACCAGATGTGGCTGCTGCTTCACGAAGAGGAGCTGTTAGACAAGGGCAAACAGTTTTAATGTCTGATGTTGATACTGGTCTTATAGTACAAAAAGGTTTAGTACAAACTGTAAATAGCTCTGCTAACAACATGTTAGATCAATTAGAGGTTAAATTTTACGGAACTGCTACTAACGCTTTACCAACCGCAGCAAATAAAGTAAACGTATTTGTTTACGGTTCTGAGTTTGGAAAAGGTGCTATCGGTATGGAAGGATCTATTCAACCAGCTTTCACGCAGTTTAGTAATAAACCAATGATTTTAAAAGATAATTTTGAAATTAACGGTTCTGATACTGCACAAATTGGTTGGGTTGAAGTTTCTACTGAAGATGGTCAATCAGGTTATTTATGGTATCTAAAGTCTGAGTCTGAAACAAGATTAAGATTTGAAGATTACTTAGAAATGGCTATGGTTGAAGCAGAAGACATGTATAACGCTGCTTATACTGAAGCTGCTAACGCTGTACAATATCAGTATGGTGGAGCTGCTAATGCTGCTTTAACAACTAATGTTCAAGGTTCTGAAGGTTTATTTGCTGCTATCGAAGCAAGAGGTAATGTATACTCTGGTTTTGCTGGTGCTGCTGCTCCTGGTTCAGGTGCTTTAGGAGATTTTGATGAAATACTCAAGAACTTAGATAAGCAAGGTGCTATTGAAGAAAACATGTTATTCTTATCTAGAGCTACTGCTCTTGATTTTGACGATATGATTGCTGCTGTTAATGGAGCTTACGCTTCTACTCAGTCAGCTTCTTATGGTTTATTTGAGAATGACGGTGACATGGCTCTTAACTTTGGTTTTTCAGGGTTTAGAAGAGGTTCTTATGACTTCTACAAAACTGACTGGAAATATTTGAATGATGCTTCTTTAAGAGGTATGGACAAAGAAATCGATGGTGTATTAGTACCTGCTGGAACTACTACAGTATACGATCAAATGTTAGGTTCAAATATCAGACGTCCTTTCTTACATGTAAGATATAGAGCTTCTGAAACTGAAGATCGAAGAATGAAGTCTTGGATTACTGGCTCTGTCGGTGGTGCATATACTGATACTTTAGATGCGATGACTGTAAGTTTCTTATCTGAAAGATGTTTAGTTACACAAGCTGCTAATAACTTCGTGTTATTCAAAGGAGCATAATTAATTATTAACATTTAAAAGAATAGAAATTATGGGACACATAAAATTAGACAAAAGCGCAGGTGCATCTGATATTGCATCAGCTGACGGTGTTATAAGTGTAAAGTTAGATAGTAACGACGTTGTAATAAGTTATAGTGGAAGCACTAAAACAACTATTGCATCTACCGGTAGTAACTTAACTCAAGCTGATGTACAGTTAGTTGTTGACGCAATTGATGTTATGGACGGAGCCTCAGGCCCTGCTCCATTAGTAAAATTAAGTGCAACAGACTTAACTGTTACTGGCGCGAGCTTGTAAAAAAAACAATAAGATCCCGCTTCGGCGGGGTCTTTTTTAATTATTATATTATATTATATTATGGAAACAAAAGAAAAGAAAAAGCCTCAAGTAAAACAAGACACTTGGGAATATAAAGATAGAAATTATTATCTATTAAGAGATAAAAATCCTCTTACATATACTTTACCTTCTAAACACTCTCAAAAATATCCACTAGTATGGTTTGATCCAAAAGCTGGCTACGAGAGAGAATTAAGATATGCTACTAATCATAAAAGCATATTTGTTGATGAACAAAAAGGTAATGTTACTTTAAAACATATTATGTTTGAAATGGGACACTTAATGGTTCCAAAAGAAAAAAGAAATTTACAAGAGTTTCTTGAGAAGCATCCTCACAAAGAAGTTGTATTTACAGAACATGATTCTGTTGTTGAAGCTGAAAGTCATCACGACTACTTAGAAATGGAATTAGCCGCTATGAATATGGCTTATGAAATGGATATAGATCAAGCTGAAGCAATATTAAGAGTTGAAAAAGGATCTAGTGTTAATAGTTTAAGTTCTAAAGAATTAAAAAGAGATTTATTACTTTTTGCAAAACAACAACCAAGTCTTTTTATAGAGTTATCTAAAGATGATAATGTTGTTCTTAGAAACTTTGCTATTGTAGCTACAGAAAGAAATATAATTTCTTTAGCTCAAGATCAAAGAACTTTTAAATGGGCTTCTAATGGACGTAAACTAATGACAGTTCCTTTTGATGAAAATCCTTATTCAGCCATGGCTGCATGGTTTAAAACAGATGAAGGACTTGAAGTTTATAAATCTATAGAGAAAAAACTCAAATAACAAGTGATTATAAGTAAGGGTGGTTTTATCGCCACCCTTTTTTTTTAAAAATATTAAAATGGCAATGAACGTAAACACGGTATATACAACGGTATTAAGCATATTGAATAAAGAGCAGCGTGGTTATTTAACTCCAGATGAGTTTAATAAAATAGCTACTCAAGTTCAGTTAGAAGAATTTGAAAAGTTTTTTGAAGACTACAACCAGTATTTACGTATGCCTAAAACAGATGAAGAGTTCGCATCAAGAGTTGATCACATTAGAGAAGAATTTCAAGTGTTTGAAAAAACAGAAAATGCCTCTGCTCACACGGCTAATGTATACACTCAACCAACAGACTTACATAGGTTTGGATCTGCTACATATACAAAAGCATTTCAACAACCTGCTTTTGAAATAGTAAGTTCTAGAGAATATAGAGAACAAGTGTTATCTCCGCTATTACAACCTAGCATGAGTTTTCCTATAGCAAAATACCAACAAGATAAATTAACAGTTTTTCCTACTTTAACTTCATTTTCTAATTCTGATGTTAGTTTTAACTACATTAGAAAACCTCAAGATGTTAGGTGGGGTTATACTGTAGGCGCTTTAGGCCAATATATATATGATTCTACTGTTTTTGACACAACATCTTTAGCTGTAAAAAATATAATTAGTTCTTCTAATTTAACTAGCACTACTTGTAATGTAGGTAATTTCACAATGACTCAAGGCACTAGTACTACTACTCAATTTACATATAGTAACAGCGGTGGTGGAACAGGCACAGGGGCAACAATTACTGTTAGTACTACAGCAAGTCCAATGACTCAATCTAATGCTACTATATTGGTAAAATTAGTAGGTTCTGGATATGCTGTTGGTGATTTAATAACAATACCAGCAACTAACAACGCTTTGAACCCTGGCGCTAATATAGTTATAACATTAACTGCTAATGACTTAATGGGTAGCACTGGTCAAGGCTCGCTACAATTTGAAATAAGCGATAGTCTACAAACTAATTTAGTATTAGGCGTTTTAAAATACGCTGGAGTAATAATAAAAGACACTCAAGTTATTCAAGCAGCTAGTGGTTTACAACAACTTGATGAACAAAATTCAAAAAAATAAAATATGGGTTTAATAAAACAAACTAGTTCACAATATTACGAAGGAGAAGCAGTATATAACCCTACAGGAACGGCAACTAATGCTGTTGTTTGGCCAAGTAGCTTAACTCCTTTAATATGGGACGCTAGTGCTACGCCTACGTCTGTCAATAATTTTAAAGTATTTGTTGACAGTGTACAACAATACCCTACGTTAGATCCATATAACTTGAGTCAATCATTGTCAACATCTATAGTTAATGGTGTAAGAACTCAAACTTTAACCTTAACTTCTCAGCAAGACGTAACGGGTATAAGTGCTCCTTCTGGAGGTGCTACAAACTTTGTAATAGGTCAAAACTATACAGTTACTAATACTGGGGCAGCAGTTGGAACAGGTTTAATTCTTCAAGCTACTAGTACTAGTGGTGCTATGTCAATATTTAGTGACGGTAGTGGATATGTAGGAGGTAATGTTGTTCAAATAAGTGGACAGGGAGTAACAGGTACTGCTTCATATACTTTATCTACAACCACAACAAATATACCTGTAACATCTATAATAACAGTTAAGTTAATCAACTCTTCACTTTGGGATAATTATAAAAGTTATCAATATATAAACTTAAAAGATATTGTAAATAACTTTATGGTTGCTTATGTAGGAACAGACAAGCTAATACCTAGAGTAAAAAGATCTGACGTTATATTTCATGCTAAAAGAGGTTTACAAGAGTTTAGCTATGATACGTTAAGAAGTGTTAAGTCACAAGAATTAACTATACCACCTAGCCTTTCGCTAGTATTACCACAAGACTATGTTAACTATGTGCAATTGTCTTGGGTTGATGGCGGTGGTGTTAAACATATAATATATCCTACAACATTAACTTCTAATCCTACAAATCTACCAGTGCAGGATAATAGCGGTATACCTACACAAGATATTTATGGTAATTCATTACAAGCTACACAATCTTTAGTTAATGATAGGTGGAGATCAGCAAATGCTACAAGCGTAAATGGTAATGAAACTTTAGCTGATATAAATAGTAATGCTAACGTATTTGATTGGTCTTGGTGGAAAATGGCTTATGGCCAAAGATATGGTTTAGACCCAGTAGTGTCACAGAAAAACGGTTGGTTTACTATAGACGAAAGACGTGGTGTATTTGCTTTTAGTAGTGATCTTGCTAATAAATTAATAACTTTAGAGTATGTATCAGACGGATTAGCCTATGATGAAGATACTAAGGTACCTAAGATGGCCGAGGATGCATTATATGCTTACATGACATATAATATAATAGCTTACAGGCCAAAGACGCCAGAATACATAGTTCAAAGATTTAAAAAAGAAAAGTCAGCAAAGTTAAGAAATGCTAAAATAAGATTAAGTAATATCAAGCTAGATGAGTTTACTCAAGTAATGAGAGGCAAATCTAAGTGGATTAAACATTAAAATTAAATGGCTAAAGCACAAAATACTTTTATCAAGTCTAAAATGAACAAAGACTTAGACGATAGATTATTGTCTAAAGGTGAATATAGAGATGCTCAAAATGTGTCAGTAAGCAAGTCTGAAGGAGATGACGTAGGTGCTTTAGAAAACATATTAGGTAATTCATTGACCTCAACGCTTTATGATGCTGAGCTAGCCACTACTGTTATAGGTAGTTTAAGTGATGAGTCTAATAATAGAATGTTTTTTGTAATAACTAATTACACAGACACTTCTATTGACAACCTATCTAACCCAGCACCAGCAGGCGCTGCTTGTGCTTTGGTTATGTATGATCAAAACTCAGACAGCACTCAAGTGCTTTTACAAGGTAATTATTTAAATTTTTCTACAACTCATCCTGTGCATGGAATAAATCTCATTGAAGATCTACTGTTTTGGACTGACAATAGAAATCAGCCAAGAAAAATAAATGTAAACTCTGCTATAAGTTCACCGGCTTCAGGCGTAGCTCCTTACTACACAAATGAAGATCAAATATCTTTAGCAAAATATTATCCTTGCGACACTCCAAAATTAATTACAACAAAAAATATAGCATTTGCTTCAAGTATTGAACAAGGAAGTGCAATTACAGGCCTTTATGGTCTAGTAACTGTAACTCTTGGTACTGGTGAAACTTTACCTGAAGTAGGAGATTACATAAAATTAGGTACAACTAATCAAACTAGAAATATTAGAGTTATAAAAATCGCAAGTGCTAGCACATTTCATATAGAAAGCATAGATAACACTGGATCACCTAACATGTTAGCATGGAGTTCTCAGTCTATAACAGTGCTGTCTTCTACTATGAAAAATAAAAACACAGAGTTTTTATCTATTAGCAATTATGGAGAGGTTAACAGCCAGCCAACTAGTACTGGTAATGTAATGTGGTGCATATCTAAACCTGAAGTAGGTGATCAAGCAGTAAATGATGTTCTCCCTTTGAACACTGTAGTTAGTGCTGTTACTCAGTTTGGTTCTTCTGATGGGCCTGTGTATAACGTAGTGTTAAACCCTGCCGCTCCTTCCACTCTTGGAGCTCAACCAAAAATGATAGTTGGTTTTTGTAAACCAAACCCAGATTATCAAGCTAATTGGCCTGGTGATTCAGATTATTTAGAAGATAAATTTGTAAGGTTTGCTTACAGGTTTAAATTTGACGATGGAGAGTATTCTATAATATCTCC